TCACGATTGGTGGCGAGCGTACTGCTTGCCGATCACGGGGGGTGGTACCCGAGCATCCTCCCTGGCGCGCAGTTCCTTGTCCAGCGCCCCCAGCATCTTGCGCTCCATGTAGCCGAACGTGCCGGGCGGCGGCAGCGTCGGTGCCTGGAACTCATGCAGCCACACGTACTTCAACATCTGGACCGCGATCGCCAGACTGATCACCCGGTCATCCCACGGGGAGCCGTGCATCTTGCCGTCGTCGTCGCGCACGTACGTCAGCAACTCGGCGATCGTTTCCTCGTCGAGCAACTCGAGCCCCCCTCGTAATGAGGATCGCAACTCGTCGATTGCTAAGGGCTTGGTCGCCTGAGATGTGCGCCAGCCCAAGATTTCTGAGCCGTTGGCGATCCGAGTCTTCATGTTGTGCTGGTAGTAGATCGGCCGGTACTGCGCCTGCTGGAGGAACTTCAACGTGGTCAGACCGTGGTTGTTGTTCTCGACGCCGATCAGCGCCTGGTTGTAGTAGCGCCCGAGACGGGCCAGCACCACGCCGCCGAACAGGTCGGGGTCGATGTGGCCGTGCCAGGCGGCGACGACACGCTTGGTCTTGGCCTCGATCACGTGCGCACTCGAGAAGTCACCGAACTCGAGACCGTAGGCAACGTCAGCACCGATCACGTACTTGCCCGCCACGTGGGGATAGGCCCAGATCCGCAGCGGGCCACCATCCTCGACGAGCTCAGGTGCCCTATCACCTTCAAGGAAGCCACGAGTGATCGGTGGCAACACCTCGATCTTGCGCAGCCCCTCCAACTCGAACACCGGGCGACCGGATTTCAGGAAGGCCTCTTCGGGGTCGTTGGGGTACTCCTGCGCCATCTGCCACTCGGGCAGGTCGGCCTTCTTGGCGGCGTACCAGTCCTCGGAGCGATCGCCCGACGACCACGGATGGAACAGCGCCTTCCATCGGTTGGTGCCGTTCTGCGATCCGACCCAGAACTCGTGGAACAGGTTGCCGTACCCGTTGGCGGTCGACAGCACGATCGCTCGGCCACCGAGGTCGACGACCGGCTCGATCGACGACCATGCACCCTCGGGATCGGGGAGGAAGGCGAACTCGTCAACGATCAGCAGGAACACCGACTCGCCACGAGCAGGCTCAGACGCGGACGGCAGCGACTCGATGTAGCCGCCATTGGAGAACTCCATCTTCGTCTGCGTGGACTGCACCACCGGGCCGCGCCACTTCATCCACTCGGGCAGGAACCGGAACCCGTACTTGGCCTTCGACAACAGCTTGATGGCGTCGCGCTCGGTACGGCTGAGCATGATCACCGGGCGATCGGGATAGAAGTACGAGAGCCAGAACGAGAACGTGGCGACCAGCGTCGACAACCCGATCTGACGGGCCTTCAAGATCAGGTTGTACCGGTTACGCAGCCACGAGTCGATCGTCTCGGTCTGGGCCTCGAACAAATCGAACTTGATCCGCCCACGCTCGGGGTGACGGATGTACCAGTACTTCTCGCAGAAGAACGTGAACCCCTCGAGCAGCTTCTCGGGCCCCGAGTCCCACGGCGGCGCGACCCGACGCCAATCCTTCTCATGCAGCAGGTCGTCGAGTGTGTAGTCGCTCATCAGTTCAGCGACTCGTAGACGATCTGCCAGTCGAACCGCGTCCCGTTGACGAACGTCAGCGGTGCGCCCTGCACCATCGAACCATGCACGCCGGTGGCCGACGTTTGCGAGTAGCACGTCAGTGCCGTGGTGGCGGTCAGCACGCACTTGGCGAAGTACAGGCTGCCCGACACGATCTGAATATTGCCGATCGAGTTGGTGGTGATGTCACCCGAGACCGGGAGCGAGAGCGTCAGCGCGCCGGTCCCGAACGTCGATGACGAGCCGAACACGATACGGCCGCGGCAGGCGACCGTGCGCTGGCCGAGCAGCTTGTAGCGCGCGGATACGACCGCATTACCGAGCGCCCAGCCGGTGCCGCTGATTGCCGGGGTCCAGGTCGTCCACGCGTTGTTGATCAGCGTGATATCGCCACCGAGTTCTTCGAGCGCGGTCTGCACGTTGGTGGCAGCGATCGTGGCAGCCGGGGTGAACCCGACCTGGGTGGCCATCCTGGCGACGTTGACCCACGCTCCCGAGGCGCGGGCCTTCAACACGCCGACACCGGAACCCGCCACCTCGTCGGTGTCGAACCACAACTCAGCAGACGGGTTGGTGCCGATCGGGTCGGCGGTCCCGACTTCGACTTCGCTGGCGCCACCACCGGCCGCGGGGGTCACCCACTCGGTATCGAAATCGGTGCCCGAGTTCTTGGCCAACACCTGATCGGTCGCGCCACCGGGCGGCACGCCAGGACCCGTGGCACCAGTCGAACCGGTCGCGCCAGTCGGGCCGGGATCGCCCTGCGGGCCCGGTGGCCCGGTCGATCCGGTGGCACCCGTTGAACCTGTTGCCCCGGTCGCGCCGGTCGGGCCAGTGGGTCCAGGCGGGCCGGTCGGACCAGGCACGCCCTCGGTCGCCACCTCCACGATCGCCGCCTGCACGTTGGTCGCTGCGATGGTGCCGGTAGGGATGAACGACACCGCGCTCGCGTCATGAGCATCGGTGGTGTCGGCGATGTGGGCGTCCACGTCGCCACCACCGCCGCCACCGCCATCAGTCTCCAACACGCTGATCCGACGCACCAGGTCGAAGAACGCCCGGCGTTCAGCATCACGTGCCGGGGGTTGGAACCCGGTCTGGCCCCTAGCGCTTGGCATCCCGTTCAGCCTTCAACTCCGCCGCCCCGAGCGCAATCAGCACGTCCAGTTCCTCGTTGGTCAGCTTGGAGGCATCGTGGCTGACGGCGACGTTGATCTGCCTGGGCTTGATGGCGTCGATCGCCTCCAGGTACAACTTGGCCGCCTGCACATGGTTGCGGGCGTTGCGGTTGCGGGCCACCTCGAACAACGAGTCGAGAACTTCCTTGGCTCGATCGGGCGGCCCGATCACCTCCGTCGCCCGCAGGTTCCAGACCTCCTTGAAATCGGGCTCGGTCTTCCACCGGTTCAGGGTGCGCACCTGCATGTTCATTTCCTTGGCCAGCGCCTGCTGGGACGGGGGCTGACGGGCCGCGGCCGGGGTGCACAGCCACTCGATGAACTTCATCTTGCGCGGGTCGTCCCTGACCTGGGGCAGATGCGACGGCATGGCCAGCATTGTGCCACACCATCTTTTCGAAAAGATGGTTGTCCACAGGGCCTGTGGATAAGATGGTGGATATCTTCTTCTTGATTACTGATGATAGATGCAGTATTGTTATCGGTATGGGAAGACCTAGTGCAAACATCAAGCCCGCCGAAGTGAAGATCCCGATCACCGTCCGGTTCCCGTTGTGGTACCGGAACAAGCTGCGCAAGATCGCAGCTGAGGAAGAAGTGACCCTGACCGAGCTCATCATCTCGGCCACCCAAGACAAGTACCCTGCGGTGAAGTGACCCCCACGCAGCTGACCTTGCGTCATCTACGCGAGGAAGGCTGGACCCTGGTCGAAGTTGTCGAGCATTGGAACCCCCATGCCCGACTCCGCCAGGACCTGTTCGGGATGATTGATGTAATCGCCGTGCGCCCGAACGAGACGATGGGCATCCAGACGACGAGCTACTCGAACGTTCCGGCTCGCGTTCGCAAGATCGCCGAGCATCCGAACACACCACACATCCGGGAGGCGGGTTGGACCCTGCGCGTCCACGGATGGCGCAAAGTCAAGAACCGTTGGACGTTAGCGAGGGATGTAGATGTGTCATAGGAAGAATCAACCATGAGTTGCCTGACGATCGACGCCTGGCATGAAGTGTTCCAACAACATGCCGCCAGCCCAGGAGACATGGGGAGGATGGCCGAAACGTTGGCCCACATCACCGCCATCGTCGGTGACTGCGACACCCCTTCGTCAAAGTTGGAACGCATCGAGAAGATGTTCGATCAGATGGCACTGAGAGCGCTGGAGCGTGCAGATGGAGGATGACGGATGGCGACCCACCAGTGAGCTCCGCATAGTGCCCATCGAGGGCAGCGAGTTCATTGGCACGATCAACATGTACGGGCCGCGCGGCACCATCTCGGGCCTGTCATTACCCCGGTACCGCGTCGAGCGCATGTACATCCGCACGTGGGCTGAGAAGGAATGGAGAGTAGATGGAACTGGATGAACTGATCGACGACAGACCGAAGAAGGATTACCGGCGTGCCAACGGGGCGCCGATGGTGTCGGACCCCGAGCGTCCCGACAAGACGCTGCGCTACTCGCGTCCATCCGGGTTCGGCAAGGAACTGGATGACGAGTCGGCGCTGGTGACGTGGAAGATCAACACCGCGATCAAAGGCGTCGCCCATCACCCGGCGCTGCGAGCCAAGATCGTCGCAGCCGGTGACGACAAGTCGGCGCTCAAGGATCTGCGTGAAGAGGCAATCAATCTCGGCAAGGGCAACGAAGCCGCCGACATCGGCACCGCCTTGCACGCCATGTCGCAGCGCTACGACGATCCTGACGACGACTGGCAGGCACCCGAACCGTACGCCGCACGCCTAGCGCAGTACCGCGACGTGATCACCATCGCCGGGCTCGAGCCCGAATACGTCGAGGTGCACATGGTCAACGACCCGATGCGCTGCGCGGGCACGGCAGACCGCGTATATCGAACGCAGCGTCCGCTCGTCGTCCCCGATGGCACCATCATCGAGGCTGGCTCGCTGATCATGGGCGACTTGAAGACGGGTAAGTCGTTGGAGTACTCGATCCCAGGGTATGCCGTCCAACTCGCGCTCTATGCCGATGGCGAATTCTACGACATCGAGCACGACAAGCGGATCGCGACCCCGTTCATCGACCCACGCTGGGGCCTGCTCGTGCACCTCCCCGCCGAGGGCAAGACCTGCACGCTGTGGTGGACCGATCTGGAGATTGGGCGCACTGGAGCTCGCCTGGTCAGAGACGTTCGTGCATGGCGCAGGCGCCATGACCACGTACAGAACTTCAACTTCCCCGACGAGCCCCAGGCGTTGTTGGTGACGAGCGAGAGCGTAGACGACACGGAGTACCACACCGGCACCGTGACGCTGGAAGAGATGACGGCCTGGATGCGAGAGCGGATCGCCGCCATCGGCCTCGATCCAAATGGACGCAAGATGCTGCTGCGATTGTGGCCTGCAGGAATCAACCCGATGAAGCATGGCGGGCACACGATGGAACAGTTGGAAGAAATCCACGAAGTCGTGGCGAGCGTGGAGGCGGCGTTGTCGCTCCCGTTCGTCCAAGATCCCCGAGTGAAATACCACCGGGGCCACAA